ACTGTCGTACCCACTGCGGCTTGTTGATTACCCTCACCTACTTGTAGGTCAGCTATAGATGCGAAACGCTGACCAGCTTGTACTACGACGCCCATAAGTGCTAAGAGAGTTTGTGATGGTTCCTTGAAAGGTAACATCATAAATGCATCTCGAATGTTTCCACCTGGTGCGTCGACATCTCTAAATTCGCCAGGTTGAATAGACTGTGCATCATCTCTAATTCTTATTCCACGCTGTTTAAAACCAGCTGGTAAATTGGATAATGTTCCTGCATCAATTAATTGTCTTAATGCAGTTGTTGCAGTTCTAGATAATCCGCCAATCATATGAATTAAACCAAAACCATAAAAACCTAAACCTGGTAAAAATTTAAAATGTACGAAATATTGAATTTTGTTTTTTTTAGGATCATTAACTTCATAATTTCTTCTAATAGATAAAATCTCTCTAGAATTTTCTTCTAATGTTACAATGTAAGGTAATTTAATTCCTGTTGGCAATCCATCCATTCCAACATCTTCAAAACCTTCTAAATCTAAATTAGTATGAAACTCTAAAAGATTAAATACATCTTCGTCTCTACCTTTTGATTGACCTTCTAGTTCACGTTCCTTTTGTTCAACTTCAGTTTCATTTACAGGTCCTGGTTTAAGAGATATGTCTCTGTAAAAACCAGCAACTTGCTGTTTACGTAATTCATTTTCAGAAATTTTTACCACGTGGATGATTGACTCCGCATCATCTAATGAGGTAGCTGAATACGGAACGATCAAATCATCTGCGGGTACGAATTTTGATACCGCTCTATTTTCTACGGCATCAAAATAAACTTTTTTAAATGAAGAACCTGCTAAAGGTAAATAAAATAACATTTGATCAAACTCTGGTTCATATTCTTTCATCTGATCCATAAGTTGATAGTTCATAAAATCTTTTACACGACCAGCTTGTTGAACTTTATCAGGAGTTGCTAATCCTAAAATTTGAGTTCTCACAGGTCCGTCTGCAGGTAATAATTCTTTGTAAGCTAATGATTGAAATTGAGTTACAGCTTCAGCTAAAACAGGATGCGTTGCACCTGAAGCTCCTTGAAATGGTTCTGTTCTATTGTCGTATTTAAATCCTAATAAATCTAAACCTTCTCTATAAGATCTTTCCCAATCTTTTCTAGAAGTTTTGTAATCTTGATAGTTTTGATAAAGTGTACTTCCTAATATTCCTAAAACTGAATCATCTACAAATTCTGCTAAGTTAGCATTGTGATCTGCTTGAATGTTTTGTAATGCGTTTGGATCAAAATTAATATCTACACTGCCGTCTTCATTTTCTAAGACTTCAGTTTCACCGCTTGGGTTTAAAATTTCTGTATCCGCTATAACTTGTTCAGTCTCTTGCTCTGGTGTGAGCTGAGTCATTATGTTGGGTAACGATTTGTCTATTTCTGCCATTTATTTTCTCCGAAGGGATTGTTTTAACAGTATTATATTGAATATTCAAGCCTTGTGGTTGAGGACCTGACTTAGGTGGAATAAGGTGTTTCTTAGGATAATTACTCATCTATAACATCATCTCTCATTGTATCGTCGTATTCACCGTATTGCTCATCCAACAATTTTTGTTGACCTTCTTTAGATTCATAGTACTTGTATCTCTCTAATTTTTTTCTTTTTTGTAATTCAGTTACTGGTTGTTTCATAACCGCCGCTTCTACTTCAGTTAGATCGCTTGCTAACTCATTAAAGTTATTTGTTTCAAAAGTACCATCTGAAGTTACCTCATAATCTTCTGGGCTACCTGAATAAGCAGGAGATGACTCTTGTGCTATAAATTCATCAGCCTCTTTAATTGGTTTACCCGCAGCCCTAGATGCTTCTTCAGATATTTGACCAGGTTTGTAATACAATCTAACTGCATCTTGGTATAAAGTTTTCATACCATTAATATAAACATCTATCTCTCCAGTATCTAATTGACGATAAACTGTAACTTCGTGATCTGCTATGTCTGCCATATGAACAGTTTGTCTTTCCTGTGTTCCCATTTTTTTAGTAATATCAATTCCTTCATTTATAACTTTATTAACCAAAGGTTCAAAAAATTCTGGCATACCTGCTGTTTTATTAATTGTAATGTTAGCAACTTTGCCAGCTCCTCTTCCAAGTTTTAAATATTTTCCAACTACAGGTAATGCAGCTAGACCGAGTAATAACTGATTAAATAATCTTCTTGATTTATTAATGTCTTCTGGTCCATTTTTAAAACCAATTCTTCCTCCTTCTGCCTTACGCATATATCTGTCATTGAATTGATCAAACAATCTTTTTAATTGTACTTTTTCTGAAATAGGTACAAAGTCTGCAATCATTAATCCTGGTATAGAAGCTAACAGTTCTTGTATTTTATCTTGGATAGATAAACCACCTCCTGCAAAAGGTTGTCTTACAGGATTCATTAAATTAAATTGAGTATCTGGATCAATGACATCAGGAATAGGTGCAGCTTGTTTTTGAATATCAAAATAAATTCTATTTATTTCATCGTCTATAAATTGTTCTAAACTTACATTAGTTAAGGCCCTATTATATCTAGATGCAATCTCTCTTCTTAAAACATCTATACTCATTTTTTGGCCTTCTGCTGTTCCTAAATCTTTTTGTTGAGCATCTAATATTGCTTTTAATTTTCTAGCTTGATCTTCTAAGTCATACATTCTTCGTGAAGCTTCTGATACCATATATTGTGATTCTGGATCCTGATATTGTCCAAATGTTGAAACATCTCCAGCATCAGATTCTATATCACCAAGCATCTCATTAAATTTTTCTGTTCCTTCAAGATAATTAAACATAGAATTAACCGCAGCTATTTCTTCAGGAGTTTTAGCAAACTTTAATATGTCTTTTCTTTTTGAACCAACTAAATCTAATCCAACTAAATCTCCTGCTCCTTTAAGTATCATACCAGGAAAAGTATTTCTCCACGCTTCTTTTAAATCTCCTCTCATAAGATCGTCTTGAACAGTTGCTAATTCAAGAAGAGCTCCAGCAACTACTCCTGCTGGCCCAAAACCAATTGATATTAATTCAAGAGGAATCTTTCCTCCAACTCTAGCTGCTGTTTTTGCCGCTGTAAAAAATTTCTGTGCAGCGGGCGTCATTTTTCCTGATTTAGTTAATGATTTTTCTACGGCATTTAATTCTGATTTACCTATTCTACCTTCTTCAAGTTTTTTCTTACCTTTTTCTATGCAACCATTTCCAGGTTTAGGACCATCAGCAAAACCAATTCTTCCTCCTGTAGACATTCTTGTAAGATCTTTTCTAAAAGCTAATGTATTTGAACTACCTATTGCGCAAAGAACATTATCACTTATTGATTTAACTTTTTTTTCAAGTGATTTAGGACTGTATCCTTTTGATTTTTGAGGAACATTTTCTAACAGGATTTCTTTACCTGGAACACCTTTAGAAGGATCCCCTCCTATGTTTTTTGAAGTTAAATTAATTATTCTTCCGTATTCATCAAATACTGGAGATATTTCTCGAGCCCCAATAAGACCTTTATATTTTTCAGGTAAGCCTTCTATTATTTCTTTTGATTTTAAATTATATTCATCTATTTTTTTAAGAGATTCTTTTTGATTAGAGTAACTTCCAATTCGTTGTTCTTCATCAAGAGCATCTGTAATTTGATCTGCTATATTATTTAATTGTTTATTATAACCTCCCATTTCTGCATTCAGTATATCATTTATAAAAGTTACTTCTTTTGTAGTAGTAGGAACTTCCCCAGCAATTGGAAATATATGATGAAAATGTAATCCTTTAACACCGCTTCTTATTTGTTTGCCACCTTGTGTTATACGTAATCTAGCAGGTCTTACAGGATCAGTATCGCCTATTTTATATGCTCCTAATTTTTCTTTTTGTTTAAAATATTTATTTGCTCTTTCAACTTGTGAAACACTTCCTAATTTATATTTTTTTTGCAAAGCAGAATTACTTAATACTTTTCCTTGTTCTACAAGTTTTCTATACTCGCGACCTGATTGAGGATATTTTAGTTTTTCTTTAAGGTCAGAAATATACTCATCTTTTAATTCTTGTGGCCCTAGTACATCTTTTATTTCATTTTTTTTACCATAAACTAAAACTAATTTATCTTTAGCTTTAGCGGCTCTAGATTTATCTCTAGTTATTTTTTCTTTTTCTTTTCTTATTTTTTCCGTTCCTTCTGAAGTGCCTTTTCCTAATTTTAAATCATATATATCTACTGCTCTATCTACTGCCTCACTTGTCTTATTAATACCTACTCTTTGTGCTACAGCAGCTTTATTTGGTTTACTTTGCCATCCTTTCTCTTCATATTCATTTACTAACTCATAATAGGCTTCTTTTATTTTGTCAGCAAGTTTGTTATCTATTGCTGATCTTTCAACACCTCTTTTTTTTATTTCTGATTTAGATATTTTTACTGGTGATAAACCCTGCTTCATTGCATTAAGTGCCCTGTCAACAGCAGAAGGAGTTTTATATTTTATTGGATCAGATTCATATATGGCTTGTCGACTCATTCCCTTCATCCATTTTTCTTTAATCTCTTTATGATATTGTTCTATATTAGAACCAAGGTATGTTCTTTTATCACTTGTATTTATTTCTGTACCAATTCCAAACAACTGTCTAACATTCCCACCCACAGCGTATGATTGCATATATTCTTTTCTTGCAGGAAATTCTGCAGGATCTATCATAGGAGTAGTTGTAAATTCGTTTTGAGAAAATACTGGTTGTTCACCAAGATTAGAAACGTTATCATCAAAAGGTGCTCTTTCTCTGTCTATGACAAAATCTCTATTCTTAGGACTAATACGATTACGCATAGCCATTTTGTATTTCTTAAATTCCATATTACATTCCTAATAAATAATCTAAACCTTCTGTTTTTCTTTTTGGTAACTTCGGAGCTCTTAGAGGTTTCTTTAAAGGTTTTCTTTTAAATGGATCTACTGTGTATTCTGGTGTTCCAACATCATTTAAATAATTAATTAATTTAATCATAGAATCTATTCCAGAATATTTAGATACAAAGTCTCCAATTTTATCATAAGTTTGTTTTAATGTATTTAAACCACCATTTTCATTTTTAGTTCTAGTTGTATTTTTTAACACATTCATAATTTCTTTTTCATCCATACCTTTATCCATCATAGTAAGTACTTCATCAAGAGCAGCTAATACTTCTGCTTTTCTTTGTGGGTTATTGTCTTTAACAAGTTTATTAAGCAAAGCTTCGCTGATGCCAGGATATTTTTCTCTTAACTTAGTTGCTTCACTTTTTTGTAATTCAATTATTTTTAAAGTATCGTCAAGATCACTTGCTTCAGTAACTACACCTCTGTAACCAGGTTCACTAATTTGTTCGTTTACGTCGTACTCAAGTTCTTTTGCATACGTCTCAGCTTGTGGGTCCATTTTCTTTAAACTATCTTCAGCTGCTGTTTGATACATTGATTTTCGTTTCTGTTTAACTAATTGTTGATATGCATTGTCATACACATCTAATAAATGATATTGATCTAATGTAGTAGGATCGATACCTAATTTTTCATAAACTACATCTGCAACAGCATCCGCATCATATTTTGTATCGCCAGATAATCTTGGCATATCATCAATGGCTTCTTTAACAGCTTGATCCATAGTAATGCCTTCTTCTTTTAAAATTTTATATAAGTCTTCTCCTGATCCATAAGTCCCCGCTGCTCGCTTCAAAGGTTCTCTTGCACCTTTTGGAGTTTTCATTTTTATTTTAGGAAAACCTTTCTTGAATCCGATTCTTCCACCAGCAGCTTTATTTCTTGGATGCTTACCTGTGTCTTTTATAATTTGTAATTCTTCAAATGTTTCATCACCATATAACTTGACACCATTTAATTCAGTTATAGTTTTTTTTGGTGGAGCTTTTTTTGGCATATCAAAATAGTCAGATAAGAAATCAGATACACTTGTATCCTTATATTCTTTTCCAATCTCTTGCATATCCTCTAACTCTTTTGCAATTCTTTCTAGGCCACCTGGTTCAGTAGTTTCAGATGGTTGTCTAACTATTTTTTCTTTTGGAAATTGTTTAACTTCTGCTTTAGGACCTTCCATAGGTCTAGCTTCATAAAATGGTGGAAAATTTTTTTCAGGTATTCTTACTAGCTTCTCACGGTACTCAAGTTCTAAAGCCATTTTTTTTAATTGCTCTAACTCTCTACCAAAAGGCATTCTGCCATTTTTTAATTTAAAATCTCTGATTAGTTTCCAAAGCATTAGTAATACGTCTTCTGTTGTTGTGGTAGTTTTTCGTCTTTGTAATCTTCAGGATGTTCTAAGAAACCACCTTGTCTAAATCTCATAACCGCCTGAGTCATAGAATCCACCAAGTCATCGTGATCTCCATAAGGGAAGGCTGCGCACTCTTCAATAACTTCTTGTGCGAAATCTTTATTTTTGGGCGCCCATATGCAGCCACTTTCAAATAGTGGAGCTACGCTATTAACCCTAGTATGCTTATCGTTGCCTTTACTAGGAGTATAATTAATAACAGGAATACCCATTTTTCGCAACTCATAAGTTAAAGGCAAACCAGAAGCTTTAGATTCAATAATAACTGTCTCAGGTTTCCAATAACTATACTGTTCTAAGGCAACTCGTCTTAGTTCTGGAAATTCAAATCTATCTTTTACAGCATCTAATAATATTAACTGTGGTCCTGAATCTTCGTTTCTATAGAACACTCCCCAAGTTGTAATAGCAGAATAGTCAGCCGTTTCTTTTTTCATAAACGCTGTATCATATGATTGTATCACGTGACGAAGTGCTGGAATATAATCTGGTTCCCAGTCATTCCACCATTCACGTTTAATAATAGCTCCTTCTTCTGAAGTTGGATTTTGCATATATTGCGCATTCCATTTTTGAATTCCAGCAGAAGCTTTTACAGCTTCTAATTCTTCTAACTTCCAATACTCTGGCCAAACAGGTTTACCTGATGGTAAGATTGCAGGAAACTCTACGATCTCCCATTGATCAGCTTTAGCCTCTCGCTGCGCGCTTAACAGTGCTCCAGTCAAGTCTTTAGTATTCCATCTTGTCATTACAAGTACAATTGCTCCACCAGGCTGTAAACGTTGACGAGGACCTGATGTATACCATTCATAAGCTCGCTCAAGAGCTTGCATGTTTAATGCGTCTTGTTCTGAATGTGGATCGTCGATGATTAATAGATTTGCACCCCGTCCTGTGATGGCTGATCCAACACCAGCCGCATAGTATTCACCACCTTGTTGTGTTTCCCATTTACCCGCAGCCTGAGAATCTTCTCTAAGTCTAGTTTTAAAAACTTGTTTGTATTCTTCAGAGTCCATTAAAGTTTTTGCTTTACGACCGAATCTAACAGCTAGTTCTGTGGTGTGAGTTGATTGAATGATTTTGAGTTTCGGATCTCTACCCACCATCCAAGCGGGCAGCAGGTAGCTGGCGAACTCGGACTTAGTATGTCTGGGCGGCATATTAATAATTAATCTTTTTATTTTACCTTCAGCTAGTTTATTAAATTTATCTGCAATGATCTTATGGTGTTTACCTTCTACAAAATCAGGCCAAACATGTTTTACAAATGACATAAAATCATTTTGTATTAAAGACTCCTTTTTCTTTTCTTGATACTTGATGAACGTCTGCATGAAATCTTTCCTAACATCGGGTGGTAATTTTTTAATTTTATCTAAATCTATTTTCATATTAATTTTTTATGTCTATATATATCATATAATTTATCAGAACCTATTTTAGGTCTTTTTCCTGTGTTATTTTCAGAATGAGAAAGCCATCTTAAATTTTCTATTCTATAATCGACAGTGTGTGAATTAATGTGGTCTACTACAGGTAAATTAAATTCATTTTTTAAAAAAGCTTTGGCTATTAATCGATGTATATAAAATGTTTTAAAAGGGTATAGTCCGTTAGGTATAGAATTTAGTTTAATCTTTTCCCCTTTTACTCTAAGATTTAGTTTAGGGTATGGATCTCTTTTAGTAGGTCTTGGATACCTATAGGTTTTATACTCTATTCCTTCGTTATTTTTTAAAACTTCTATCCATGGCCATATATTTTGCCTATATATTTCTTTTATATGTTTATCTTCTGAGCAAGTTGAAAAATAATGAAAACCTCCACTAGAATGTAATAAATACACATTAGGTACAATACTTGGAGAAATAATTTCTAATTTAACTGTCTTTTTTTCATTCATAAAAAATTTTTGCAAAATTTTTTTAGGTTTAATTTTGGAACCTTAAAAGTATTTAAAGCTTATTTAAATGTAAATCAAGGGATAAAGGGTCAAGTTTAGGATCCCTTTTTTATTTAAAGAAACAAGTTACAAGCAGGATTTCTAAAATTGGAATTGACTTGGTACCTCTCTCGATCCCCGACGCCGAGGGCCGAAGGCCCGAGGCGGCGAAGCGCGGCGCCCGCAGGGCGCCGCACATGTGGGCTATGCTGCCCAACGTTTCAATGCTTTCTTTTTAATTAGGATTGCGTTACCAGCAACCCAATCATCTCGACCAGTTATGTAGTTATCATTGTCAAACGTATCCTTCCATAACTTTGTTGCGTCTTCATTGATTGGCAAACCAATTAACTTGCCTTCCTCATTGATGATTAAGTAATCACCGTTAGGGAAAGATATGCCTTCCACATATCCACCAACAAACTCTTGAGCCGACTTTAAAGTCGGCTCATCTTTTACATCTTCTATTATTTTGAATTCAGGTCTAATATCTTTTATTGTTATTTCCATAGACCCTCCACCAATGCGCCGTCAGATGCTTTATTCAATACTTGCAAATATTCAGTACTAGACAAACCAATCTCATTTAAAAGAAAGTGTTGTCTGTCAGCTTGAGACATCATTAATCTTGTATCTCGAAGATACTGAACAGCTTTAGCAAGTATCTCTCCTCGCTTTGCGCCGCCTTGTTGATATTCAGGTTTCATTTCTTTTTTATTCATATGTTTCCTTTCTGTTTATATATAGGATAATACATTATCTATTTACATTGTCAACTACTATTGTTTTTTCTGTATAAGTATGCGGCTCGGTTTCCCTAGTCTGCCAATTATAACTAGTTCCTTGAACCTTTCTTGTCGTAACCTCGCAAGGTGTTTCTAGCGGCTCGGGTCTCGGTGCTATTCTAATGAAAGCTTGCAAGTGTTCATCAATATAATCTGTCATACATCGTTGACCACAAAAATAATTCCATTTACTTTCATATTCACTTTGATACCAACGCACTCGTCTTGTTCTTAATACTTTATTTCCTTTTACACCTCGGACCCTATCTTGGGTTTCTTTTTTGTGGCAGTATGGTCCGTGGCACCAACTGTGTCTGTCGCTCATTTTCTATACTCCTTTCTCCACTTCTCATCTTGTTTTAATTTATTATCTAACTCCCAAAGTTTTCTGTCGTAGTGTCGTTCCATTAACATTGAGATAATATAAAATATTGAGCCTACTATCATTAATAGTAGACCCAATAAAGTTAGTGCTAGTTCTAAACTCATTGAATTGTTTCCCCCTTTTTTCTAATTGCTATTTGTATTCCTGATGTTGCAGTTCTATAACCATTTGCGTCTGTATCAAAATAAGTTATAGACCCTCTATCCTTATCGATTTTACATTTTTCTGTCCACATACCATTTCTAAAAATAAACTTACCATACTTTTTAGCAAAGTAAGAAATTTTAAAATGAGTGTGTTTTTTTAAGAGTTCCACAAAACCCTCATAGTTTGTTTCATCTACTACATTTATATCCATATTGTCCTTTCTGTTTTCTTTCTGTTTTCTTTCTGTTTATGTATGGGATAATATATTATCCCATACATTTGTCAATACCCTAATTTATGGCTTGATTTAATTTACCTGATTTAAACTGTGCTATAATATCAGCTTTATTATCTTCCGCCTCATTGTCTGATAAAAGACTTGCCAAAGCACTAGGATTATAAATTGATAGTGCTAAACTACTATCTGTGTTTAATACACTTTCATTTAAAGCTATTCCTAACTTGTCGCAAAGTTCTTTTGCCTCATCAAAGTATTTATATGATTTCAAACCTAACCTAACTTTTTCCATTTTAGATTTTATGTAATCATAAAATTGTTCGTGGGTTGATACGACTTTCTCTTGCATAATTTTAAATTGATTTAAAACTTCAAAAGTTTCATTATCAACTTTGAAATGACGACTACCACAGTATTGGCTACCGATAACTTCAAACTTATATTTATCGTTCCAATTATCCTCTATGTTTTCGCCTTTCCTGATTTGCTCGTTATGATGCATACCAAGATACTTTCTATTTTTATCATACATAGAATGATAATGAGGATTTTTTGTTGCCTTGTATTTATATTCATTATCAGGGTCTAAACCTTGCTCTCTTAGTTCATCATCAAAATAAGATAATGCAAAGTCATAACGCAAACCAAAATCTAAATGTATATCTTTAGTTCTAGGTTTTCCATCTTCCTCATCTATATAATTAGTTTCAAAATAAAAACATTTATCATTATAGATTTGACCACCATTATCCCCATACTTTGATATCATAGATTTGATTGTGTCTATGTCCTCTTGTGGTTGATGTTGTCTTACAACTTTGTAAGCCAAACTATGCATTTTTTCTTTATGGTCATTAAAAGCATTTTTTGCTAATAACCAATTTATTCTCGCTTTAGAGTTTGCATTTCTAAAATGAGTTTCGATTACATTTGCAATCGAGTTTCGCTTTTCAGCATTGAGTGTTATTTTTTTCATTTGTTTCCTTTCTGTTAAAATTAATTTTTATTACATCTTGACATTCTTGTCAAGTAGGATTATATAGGATTAGAAATATTGTTCTCGTAAGATGAACAGCAATGTATCGGTCTAAGATAAGAACAATCTTTCTGTTGGTGGTCAAGGTGTCCAACACTTCAATTCGACGGAATTGAAACGAACGCACGTATAGATATGGACTGGAACGTGACTTGACCACTTGGCTCCTGGGGTATGAGCCTTGATAATAACTGCCCCAGCTAAAACTTGAGCCCTGGTCCAGCGGCTAGTTAGCGATTTAACAATCGCTGTGATCAGCGCTCAAACTTGAGCCCTGGTCCATTAAGCCTGACGAGGCGTTAGTATAATTAATGGACCTGGGGTCAAGTACATTGGAGGTAAACCTAGGCAATGGGATACTTGACCAAAAAATTATGAAACGGACTAAACAAGAAATTATAAATGAAATAAATAAAAGTTTTAGCTTTCTATGCTGGCCCTATTGGATGGATCGTAAAGGCAGGATCCACGAACAGGGGAAGAGCCGCAAGCTTCGAGCCGCAAGCGTCAAGCTTCAAGCAGCTTGACAGGTAAATGCAAATAGGATAATATAGGTTATTAGCCCTCTGGCCCCGTAGCGCTATTCAAAACTTCAACGGGGCATAACAGAAAGGAAAATATGATTACACAAAAACAATACAACGAGCTGCTGGACAGCTTCAACGATGCGGACTGGAAAGACATTCGTAAAAAGATGGAAGAGAAGTTACCAGAAACAAAACTATGGTCTGAAAATTTATTTAGAAATTATTGTTCAGCCGTGGTAAGATCTGGCTTCAGAAAGGAAGGATTAAATTAATGACACAATATGAAAAAGACATTATCTGGGCTGCCAGTCAATTTTTATACGACGACCTCCCTGAGGATTATGAAAAATGGTCGGATGAGAAATTTTTTAAATTTCTTGAAGACAACGCCTGGAAACCGTTTGAAAATTATAGCGGCCAATGGCTCTGGGCCCACATACAGGATCTGGCTGTATCGATGAGGAAGTATGCGCAAGAGAATTAAACACAACGACCTGCTGCCCTGGTTCACCGATGATCACAGGGACCTGCCTCCAGCGTACCTGAAGAGCTGCCAGAAATTTTTTGACAGTATCAAGCAGCAAGCGCCAAGCTCCAAGCCTCAAGCTTCAAGCAACAAGCTTGACAATATAGGATTTTATGGTAAAAGTAAGTAAGACCCAGCGGGTGGTCCTTGAGACCCGAAGTTTTGTTCATAAGAGCGTTTGCCAGAACAGCACGCTGGGCACTTCAACAGAAAGGAAAATATGAAGACACAAGAAGCATTAAAACTAGTGGGCGGTTTAAGTAAGCCCTCCAAAATGCCTGGCTGGGCATATGGTATACCAGCTGCAGAATGCAAAA